CACTGTCGGCGCCGTCGATGCTGCCGGTCTCGAAACCGCGATCCGCACCGCGATCCTCGCCGTGTCGGACAGCGGTGGCGACACCCCCGACATCATCGTCACCGATTCGGCGACGTACGCCTTCTACGAGTCGACGCTCACCCCGCAGGTGCGCTACACCGACACCGACAAGGCCAACCTCGGCTTCCGCAACCTGCTGTTCGAGAACATCCCGATCGTGTGGGATGCGGACTGCCCGGCCGGGACCATGTACGGCATCAACTCGAAGTACGTCGGCCTCGTGATCCACAAGGACCGCAACTTCAAGCAGTCGGCGTTCACGCCGAACCTGTCGGGTACGGCTTCGGGTGAAGTCGTCGCCGTCGCTGGTGATCCGGTCGCCACCGGGCTCGATGCCCGCGTGTCGTTCATCACCACCTACGGCAACGCCACCGTCCGCAACCGTCGTCGGTTGTTCAAGCTGGAAGGCATCTCCAAGGCGCCTCCGGTCTGATCCGTCGTTCGCCCCCCGGTTGAACAGCCCAGCCGGGGGGGCGAACACCTGAGAGGATGCTGTCATGCCGAAACCGAACAATCCATACGCCCGACCGATCAACGCCACCAAGGAATCGGCGAAGACGGTCGGCGAGTTGTACGGCACGCCTGCCACTGGCAAGGCACACGTCCACGCTGCCGGGCCCGGTAAGGCGTCACCAGCAGCGCGCTACCAGGCGGCTGGCAACGCCTACGTCGCTCCCAGCAAGCCCGCCGAGCCCGTCAAGAAGGCCAAAGCCAAGCCCTATTCTGGGCAGAATAAAGAGGCCGTCACCGCCGAGGACTTGTTCGAGTGACGACACTCGCAGAACTCCGCGCGATCGTGCGCACGCAGACGCAGACCGATTCAGCCGACCTGCCTGACGTCACGATCGACGTGTATCTGCAGCAGGCGTTCGAGCGCACGCTGGCGGGCGAGACCCGCTGGCCGTTCTACGCCAAGTCGTGGGCGTTGGTGCAGAACCCCGACGAGGGCATGATCACGCTGCCTGGTGACGTCAATGCCCCCGGCATCCTGGCGCTCACCGACCCCAACGGAGCGCGGCTGGGGATGGTCCCGCAGGTCTGGGCGGAAGACAACTTCCGCGGCAACTCGGCGGGCACGATGAGCCCCAAGCTGTACTCGGTGTGGGGCAACGAACTGCATCTGTGGCCCGCGCTGACCTACACCGAGCCACGCAACTACCGCCTGCGCGGCTACCGCTGGGCACCGCTGTGGCTCGACGCCAACCAGGAGCCGGACTGCGACAAGCGACTGCACCTGCCGCTCACCCACTACGCCTGCGCGCTGGCCTACGCCCAGCAGGAAGACGAAGTGCTCGAAGCGACCTATATGGCGCGCTGGCAGGCCGACGTCGAACTCGCCCACCGCGCGATCATGGACCCGATCCATCATCGTCCGTTGACGATGGCCGGGTCGGTGCAGTTGAGCACCGGCCACGCTCAGGAATGGGTGATGGTGCTGCCGCCAGTGACGCCATGAGCACACGTCTGCAGCCCGTCAACCTCACCGACTTCACCGGGGGCATCAACAGCGCCAGTTCCGACTTCCAGTTGGCCGACAACGAGTCGCCGGGAATGTTGAACATGGAGATTGATCCGCGTGTCGGGTTCTACACCCGGCCGGGATGGGTGCGCTGGAATCCGACAGACATCGTCGCCGACCCGGTCAATGCGTGGCGTCCGCGTAATGCGCAACTGCACCTGTATTCGAACGGCACGCTGTCGGTGTTCATCTCCAACGGCACCCAAGTGTGGGCGGCGGGTCCGAACACCCCGTTCGTCGACCTTGGGCTGGTGTGCTCGGCGTATCCGCATCTCGCCGACCCCGCCGCCTGGGGTGACACTGTCTATATCGCCTGCGGGCGTGACCATCCGTCGTGGAAGGTGACGAACCAACCGGCCGCTGGCAACCTCGGCGCCGCTCGGCCGGTATCAGGGGTCGCCAACTGGAATCCCAACTACGCGCTCCCGCTGCGGGCGTCGCTGCCTGCCGCCGAACATCTCGAACCCCACGGTGGCTATCTGTTCGCGGCGCACACCAAAGAAGATGGCGTCGTTCATCACAATCGGATTCGGTGGTCACACCCCGACGAGCCGGAGGATTGGCACGTCGAAGACTTCATCGACATCGAGCAGGGCGGCGGGCGCATCACCGCCATCCGCTCCTTCCAAGATCACCTGCTGATCTTCAAGTCGGATTCGATGTGGGCGCTGTACGGCTACGACTCGGACTCGTGGCAGTTGGTCAAGGTCGCCGGGGCGACCGGCACGCCGTCGCCGAGCGCGGTGACACGTTCCGAGGATGCGATCTACTTCTTCTCGGCGTCGGGACGCAACGCGATCTACGCCTACCAGGGCCAGTCGCCGATCAACATTTCCGAACGGTTGCGTGGCGCGCTCGACCGTCTCACCAGTGGCATCGACATCTGGCTGAGTTGGCTCGGTCGTCGGCTGTGGTGCTCGGTGCCGTGGGACTCCGAGGCGAACGACAACTCGCACGGGTCGTGTCTCGTCTTCGATCCACAGATCGGCCAGGGCGGCTGCTGGATTCGACACAAACCCGCCCACGGCACGATTGCCTGCACCGTCGAATACTCCGACGTCGTCACCGAGTTCCCGCTCGTCGTGACGTGCGGCTGCACCGGGGTGGCGGGTGTGCTGGCAGTCGGCGCAGAGCCCAACATCGCGGGTGATGTGATGGTGCAGGCACAACCGGCAGTCGGATTCCGCTGCCACTACCGCACCAACTGGAAGAACCTGGGCTGGCCGGACCTGTCCAAGTCGTGGCTGCGGCCGCGCATCATCGCTCGCATCCCGCCAGAAGTGACCGACGTGCGGATTTCGACGTACTGGAACTACGACTCGACCAATGAACGTCGCTCGCACGTCTTCTCGATGGACGTATCTGGCGGTGTCTTCTGGCGTGCGCTCGGTGCCGCCGATCCGAAAGGTGGCGGCTTCGATTGGGGCGACGGTACGAAATGGACGTCGGGCGTGCGTCAAGGCGACGTGATCACGCGCCCAAAGACTGCCAATCCGGCGACGCGCGGTACATCATTGGGGTGGGCGCGGGCCGTGCAACTGCAGTTCGAGCCCAATGACTACACCGAGGCTCACGCGTGGGGCGTCGATGCCGTCGTTCTGAAAGTCAACGTTCGCCGGTTCACGACATAGGGGCACCACATGACAGCAATGCCGCCGCTGCGGAACATTCTCAACGACACACCCGCCACGGCTGTTGACATCGACTGGAACTTCCAGACGGTCGAGGACTACGTCGCTACCGACGTGGTCAAGCGCGACGGCTCCGTGGCGATGGAGGCACCGCTCAACCTGAACGGGCCCGCTCCGTCGCAGCCGAGCCACGCCATCACCAAGGGCTACGTCGACACCCAGATCATTCCGATTGGAACGATCTGGCAGTTCGCTGGTGATGCGCCACCGCCGCAATGGGCGCTGTGCGACTGGTCCGAGCACTCGTCAACTGACCCGGCATGGGTGCCGTTGTTCAGTGTGATCGGCTTCAAATACGGCCAGAACGGCAGCAACTTCCGACTCCCCGATCTGCAGGGCCGCGTCCCTGTCGGTCGTCTCGCCGGGGACGGGCTGTTCGGGGCGCTCGGCCAGAAAGCAGGCAGCCGCGATTCGATCGTGCCCACCCATGATCACACCGGTCGGCTCGACGTCTACACCGGCAACATCACCGCCGACCACACCCACGGGATGTCGAACCACCAGCACTACGTCGAGCACCAACACGATCTGCAGAACCACAGTCACGACAGCAACGTGCGCAATGGCTACTCGATGTACAGCGGCAACCTGCCGGGTGCGACGAACGCGATTTACCCGCCGCACGGCAATACGGCGCTCGTGTTCAGCGCCGAACGACAGACCGCTGTGACCGTGGACATCTTGCCGGGAGCGCAGCATCAGCAGACCGCCGGTCCCAACACCAACGTCACCGGCTGGATGATGTCGCGTGCGTGGAGCGACGGCCCAAACATCGGCTCGACCGGTGGTGTCAGCGCCAATCACCAACACCCGATCAACTCCGAAGTCGTCGTGCGGCCCAACGGCGTCTCGCCCACCAACGGCAACGTGCAGCCCTACACCGTGACCAACTTCATCATCAGGATCGCGTGATGGCGACGTTCTCCCCTTACGACGCAGGGGGCTACGAGCGCCAGAAGAATCAGGTCGAATACGACTACGGCAACAACGTGGCGACCAACGCCTACGGTCGCTTCCTCGGCCAGCAACGCGGTTCACGCAATCTGACCGACATGTCGACGAACTTCGGACGGGCGATCCCGAAGTACAAAGCGCAGTTCGGTCAGCGCGGCATCGCCGGGCCCGGCGTCCGTTCCGGCGTGCAGCACCAGGCGATGACGAACTACCTCGGCGACTACGCCCAGCAGTACGGGCGAGCGCAACAGGACATGACACAAGAAGCACAGCAGTACGACCTGAAAGAGCAGCAGTACGGCGCCTTCCGTCAGCAATCATTGGCTGACATCGAGGCGCAGAAGGCGCAGTCGATCGCCAACGATGCTCAGGCGCTCGAATATCTGCGACAACTCGTAGGAGGAATCTGATGGGATGGGGCGTACCGAGCCCATGGAAGAAGCCAGTTGCGAAGCCGGTCGCCAAGCCGGTCGTGCAGCCGTGGCAGAAGTGGGGTGGCGGGACGACAGCCGCACCGCGCACGCCCCCCAAGCCGTATGTGCCGCCGCCGAAGCGTCACCCATTAATTGAAACCTTCCCAAACGTTAGAACTCAACAAGCTAATTAAAAAAAATACTTTATTATCTAAAATT